GTAAAAGGCTCTAGGAGCTGTAAATCCTGCCTTAGGCGTAGGGCTGATATAAAATCTACCCTTAGTGTATTGCTTACCCTTACCGCTGGTAGCGTTCTTAGAGCTTACAGGTACAGCCTTAACATAAAATACAGGCTGTTCTACCATTACCTGTACTTTAGTACCACTAGCATAGGTTTTTTCCGCTCCGTCTACTGTCTTTTTAAGCTCTACAGTAGTAGCTCCTGCCTCTGTATATCCTGTTTCTCCTCTGTATGCAAGTACTGTACCATCATCAGCTAAGATACATCTCTTTCTACCGCCCCACGGATTGAGCTTATCAAAATCAGCTCCAGCGGTAAGATTTTCTGCTCCTGCAATTCTGGTAAACCGCCTATTAGGAAAATCAATCTCCACACCGTATACATCGGAGCTCTCATAGCCTACAAAGCTCTTAACATCGTCAATCTGCTCCTGTAAATTAACGATCTGGGCTACTGTGGCTCCAGCGGTAGGATCTACGTTTACCTTTACGCTAGAGGCATTAGATACCGCTGTTACAAGATCCACCATAAGGGAGCTTACACCAATACCATTAAATGGAGGCATATAATCCGCTGTAGCGGTACTCTCATCTGCTACTGAGATACTGTAGAGGATCTCTCCAGCCTGTGGATCATTTGCATAAAGTCCTAAGTTTCTTACATAATAACCCTGCCCTAAGGTCTGATTAGAGAAACTAGCGGATACTGTAACATTAGATCCATTCTTTCTCACTACAGAGGCTACCTTTTCCTCCTGTTTGATAGTACCGATACCTGTCATACTTGCCAGATCCCCAGATAACTTAGTATCGGATACCTTGATCTTAGTAAACTCCAGCTTAGTAGTACCTGCTACCACTTTTGCTAAGAGTTCCTGTCCTTTTTTTGTGATTACTGCACTCTTAAAAGCACCCATTTTATCACACTCCTTTTCTTTAATTTATTGTAATAACTGTAGCTGTGTTTACAGGGCTTGCTACAGTAGTATTACCGCTGTTAGTTGCTTTGCTGTTAATATCGTGGGTAATGATTTTTGTAAACACCATTCCAACGCCTACTCCCTCATAATGAGGGCTTTCTACCTCATCCTTTACAGCTATATCCATTGTGATAGCTCCAGAGGAGCCTCCTGTAGATAATGCCTGTGCTACATTGAGATCTGAGCTCTGATTTACAGTACTCTTTATATCGTGAGTGATAATGTGAGTACCAGCTCTGCCTAAGCCTACACCGTAGTACATAGGGCTCTCTGTAGCTACCTTAGAGTTAATATCATTTGTGATCTGATACCTCATAGCCACACAGGATACTACCGCCACACTAAAAGGAGTTGTATTTCCCTCCTCCAGAGTGTTTTTAAGATCCAGTACCAGATTACAGGGGATCATATCCTGCAAAATAGAGGAGATCGTATCAAACGCCCCCTCTATCCCTAAATGAGTTATAATCTCTAAAAAATAATTTTTATAATCTGGATTTACGCTAAAGTTATCATCTCCACAGATACTAATAAGCCTGTTATAAAGCTCTTTCTCCGTATAAGGTACCTTATCGTTCCACTTAACCAGCACATTAAAACGTCTTGTTTCTAGGCTGGCTCCTGCCTCTGGGTAAATACCCATCATATCCTCAAAACGCTTAATACCGTACTCATCCGCTGTTTCTATAAACATATTGTTAAGAGTACGCTCAATCTGTTCTAGGATATATTTAAGCTCTGGCGTTTCCGCCTTTGCTATCTCCTTAAACTCCTTAAGCTGGCGGAGTACAGGCATCCAATAGCCTAATAGATCAATCTCTCTAGCCAATAGAAACACCTCCTAACAGAGGTATCTCTTCCTGTGCTAAGGCTAAGTTACTGGCTACATCGTTTAGCTTTGTATCCGCCACATCTAAGATCCCATCCAGATTAAGGAGCCTGTTTTCTATCTGGGAGATACGCACTACTAAGTTACCTTTCTCCCAGTTCTTACGCATTTCTAAGAAATACGCCTCCAGAGTTTCCTCCGCCTTAGGCTTTACTTGTGACCACTGGTATCCATCGTTTAGAGTTATTCTGGATTTTATGCTCACTGTTTTACCCACAGCGGATACTACTGTTACGGTATGCCCTATAGGAGCTATGCCACTACCTGTACCCTGTGGATCTGGATCTATAGCCTCCTGCACCGCTTTTACCAGCGTGCTAGATGCTACCCCAAAATCACTGTTGATAATGATTAACTTAACAGTGCCTCCCCCATTCCATACAGGGATAACCACTGTACCGCCTACACCATCCAGAGCATCGGTTTTCTCTACATAATCCTGCTTATTACCGCCAAAAGGGTTACTATCAAAGGAGTTAAGGTATCGTGTCCTTAGAGCCTCTGTATCCTCCTCATCCTCCGCTGGGATAAGGAGCTCTGTAAGCTCTCCAGTAAGATCCTTATCAATGTACTCAATGGAGTTAAGCTCTCCAAAAAACTTGTTACCATTAGTACCCTCTGTTTCACACTCCATCTGGTAATAAAAATAGCCATCAGCACTCTCCATAAATGCTGTGGCTACATAGTTAAGCTCATTCAGATTAAATCTGGATCCTATAGGGATCTCCATATTAAATTTACCCTTTAGAGTAGCCTTAGTAGCCTCATAAGGGATAATACCCCTCTCTTTACATCGGAGGATTAGAAACTCTCTTACTGCGGTATCTGCATACCCATTATTTACGATATTACCTAGCTGGATATATACATCTGCGTGCTCTGCGGATACAGGGGCTATAGCGTTCATAATAACGGAGCCCTCACGCTTATCTACATCACTTGCTACCCTTGCTAGGGATCTATCTAATATATTTTCGTATGTCTGATCCTCATACATCCATTTCCACCTCCTTACTACCTACATCTGTTACCAGAGTAAATTTTATATGGAGTACATCTTTAA